GTCATAGACGAAATTGGTTATATACCAATTTCTTTTAATGGCTATTTGAGAGCCATGGAAGCGGCCTTAAGGAAAGATAACACTACCTTTAACCTTAAAGCAAGCTGGCCACAGTCTCTAGCGCCTTCCCTGCTTCGACTAACGAAGAAGCAGAGTTATAAGGACACAGTGCCGACGCGCAGGGACACCATTGTATTTCAGAAAGTTCTGACTGCAATCCTATCCACTATCCACATATCCATTCAAAAGGTTAAGTACCGGGTTAAATATCATCCTGAAAGATCAGCATTACAGGCTATTTATACTCTACTCAATGACCTCACGATTAGGTTCATTAACAATGGTCTCAATCATTGTTTCACACTAATCAAGGAACTAAGTCATGAGGCAGTACAAAGAGCATGCAAGGCTGAAACCAGTCAACTCTGGCCTAAGTACTTAAGAGGAAGCAACAAATCACTGTTAGATTCCCTAAGAACGATGGCTCAACTTTCCAAGATAAACGCAACACTACCCGAAGGCAGAGTTGAATCTAAACAAGGAAAAGAAGCATTAGATGCTCATCTAGAGAACCTCACACGAGCTGAGATAGGCGTACTACCAGAAATCCTCAAAGATCTTGAAGAATTCTCGTATCGCTTAGCCCAGACCGCTGTGAAAAGAGGTTGCTCCCTTGGAGCTTCTGAGGGCCTCCCGCCCACCAGCCTCTCTTCCTGCTTTGAGAAAAACAGAAAGAAAGGAGGTGCTTGGGGCTATTATAGAGAAAGATATGCCAAGGAGCCAAGAATCATAGAAGATGATGAACGAGAACCAGGAGTTAATTTACCAGGAGGATTCTACTCCGACACGACAACCGCAGCCTTTGCACGATGGACCATACAAACAGCTTTGGATGATCTAACCAAACTGTCCAAACTAGGACCCCTTCCAGCGAAGGTCACCCCAATTGCGGACAAGAAATGGAAAGTTCGCGTCATCTCAGTATTACCCGCCTGCCTCAACATCCTGGGATCACCAATCAACAATCACTTACTTGACCTACTCAGAAGAATCTCTCCTACAAGTGAGAAGCTTTCAAAACCTACCATCGAGAATTCTCTGAGAAAAAGCCTACTAAAGAATGCACACCCACGTGTATCACTCTATTCAGCAGATCTCAAAGCAGCTACCGATAAAGCAGCAATATCGGCAGCAAAGGCGACATTCACAGGCCTAGCAAGAGGATTAAAACTTCCAGAATCTGAAATTCGTATAGGAAATATGATTCTTGACAACAAGAATCTCATATATCCAAACGGATATCATCATTTTCAAAGAAGAGGCATCCTCATGGGTCTGCCTTTAGTCTGGCCTATCCTCAACGTAATGAATATGTGGGCAGCAGAATACGGTTCCGACAATAATGCTATCTCTGATACTTACCTGACTCATGGCGATGATTTGATCGCACTCTGGGACCTCCCCAACAAGTTGAGGTACCAAGAGAACCTCCGACAGCTGGGATTGGAGAACAACCCAACCAAAGAGGTTGACTCACCTTTCGGCGGAGTCTTTTGCGGTCATCTCTACGAAATGAGATGGGCACAGAATAAGTACTTTCCTGATGTGCACATGCCTAACAAGATCAAACCTATTAAGCACGTCCATATAGGCAAGCTGACTCTCACAAAGCAGAGTACAGCCCTAAAGCAGGTTCCACTCCATTTACGTTTGGGACCTACCTTAACGGAAGGATTCAACGAATGTAATCAGTGGCAAAGAAGGAGATTCACAAGATGCATGAACCTCCTCCACTACACTACATTCAAAGAAATCAAGAGATGGGGACTATTGGACCTCGGATTGCAACAAGAGCTTGGGGGATTAGGAATACCCAATGGACCGATCACACAAAGAGGACGCAACCGATTCGGCAATGCTCTTAACGGACACCTCGACTACTCGAGTCTGCACATTAAGAGTATGCTGAAGGAAGCATCATTACCTATTGAACTCAGGGCTATCTACAGAGAGTCTAAAACTTCCACAGAGGAAGAGCTCAATAAGCTCCACAAAGTCACACCCGGAAGACCTGGTGTAAACGAAAGTGAAGTGATCGAGAGATGCATAGCACTAGACCTTGCCAACGCAACTCTTAACCTCTCAATTGACAAGAGGTCAGTCCAAAGGCCTAAGAAAGCCCTCAAGCGCACCTTCCAAAATATAAAGGGAATACTCAGGGAGATTGATAGACAAATCCCTCTTATACCCAGAAATCATCGTCCAAAAAGGAAGTTTATTTACTCCTACGAGTTCAAAGAACCTCATGAACGACTACTGAGTATAGAAGATGCAAAGGCCAGCATCAACGAGCATCGCCCACTGGTGTATGCTTTTGGAACACAGGCCCTCTCAAAAAGAGAGGTATTGGGTCAAACTAAATTGACTCACAATCCCTAAGAACTGGCGAGGCAGGACCCTCG